ATGCTGTCGATCTTGCCCGCGCCCGAGGTCTCGAGGTTGGCGGCGGCCGCCTGAATCTTGGCTCCGGCCTCCTCCACCACCGTCACGAGGTCCTCGATGCTGACGAGCTCCGACTCGGAGCGAGCGCCCTTCACAGCCTCGCGCGTCTGCTTCATCGCTGCCTTCGCGAGACTCACGGCGACGCCGGAGAGCTTCTCGTAGACCGCGACCAGCTCTCGGTCGGCGGCTCGCGGCGTCATCCGGCGGCGTACCGAAAACGTGGACGAATCTTCCAGGTTTCTTTTCCCCGCAGGAGCGGCGTCCTCTGTTCCCGCTGGTTCGCCAGGTTCGAGCTGACTGACGAGCACGGCGCAGAGTTTCTGCGCGTCGGCAACTGCTGTCGCGATCTCGGCCAACGCTTCGCCAAGTTCCTCGGCGGTGTCGGCCGGGCTGCCCGCAGGCTCATCTTCCGGAGGTTCCGCCGGTTCGTCCTGCCGCACGCTGAGGAGCGCACGCTCGGACGACGAGATGACCCCCTTCGAGATTGCACGCGCCAATGCCTCCGCGTTCGCCGGAATCGGGACGGCGGAGAGCTCCAGCAGCTCCTGGTTCACGAACTCGTAGCCGATCGTGTTGTCCTCGGCGTCCTTGATGCGCTTCGGCATCTCCAGCGGCATGAAGCCGACCGAGACCGCTTTCAGATAACCGCCGCCATATAGGTTAAAGATCGTGTCGGCGAATGGGTAGACGTCCTTGCTCGCGAACTCGACGGTTTGCACCAGTGCCGGCGGGTTCGATTCCGTCCGGATGTCCACGGTCTTGCCGATGGGCGGCTCGCCGCTGCGGTGCGCCCATAAGAAAACTGGATTTTTTTGTACGCGGCCAGCTTCCACCCGCTGACGCGGATGATGTGGGTCGGCCATTTTCTTTGCCTCGCGTTCCATCCTGCCTTCGGATGGACATGCAGACTAACGAACGTTCCATCCTTCCTTCGGACGGACATGATTCTTACAACTGGGAAGATCGACGGCCGGCAGGAGCACGGACCTTGTCCAACCACCTTTTCACGGTGGATGCGCCGACGTCGAAACGCCGAGCGATCACCGCCTGGGTCAGGCCGAGCTCGTAAAGTTCGCACACTCGTTTTAGAACCTGCGGGGTTGGTTCTTGGCGGACGTCTGTGTGAGAGTGCCGACGCATTTCTCGAACCTTTAGCTCAGGAAGATTTTTTGGATTACTTCGCGCGGATAGAAGTTCCCAAGCAAGTCCGTGAATCCGCCGGCCCGGAAGATGTTGCGCGCCATGATATCGAGCGCGCTGAATCCGGTTTGCTGGCTCGCTTGCTGGCCGGAATCGAGCGTGGGCGTGCTCGAGCTATTGAAAATGGCCGGAAGCGGGACGACAACGGTCGTAGTCGTGATCGTTCCGCCAGCGTTTTGAATGATCGTGACGTTGAGTTGCGAAGCCATTTAGGTGATGTTCGGGCCGCCCTCGTCGTAGATCCCGGGTTTTTGACCGCCAGCGATGTATGCGGCGTACTGCGTTGCCGCGTAATAGGCATTTAGCACCGCCGCATGCGCCGCCTTATAGCTCGTCGAAAGGCCATTCGCGCCGGCACGGATAGCGTGGAAGTTGGCGATGGCCGTGGCCACGTTGGCCTGGAGGGTGGCCAATTCCGAGAGTTGCGCGGCCGTTGGAACGTTGGGCGCGTCCCCATACGGTCCTGGTTGTGCGGACATTGGATTCTCCTAGAAAAATCAATCCTCGTAAAACTCGCCAACGAACCCCGCTGCGTTCGCAAACGCTTGGCCTTCGAGATCGGTGATCTCGTAATCGGCGCGCTTGAGCGGAGCTGCCAGCTTGCCGGTTTTGCAGGCATAGAGATCGAGATAGTTCGGGATGCTGCCGGTAAGTTCCTGATACGGCTGCGCCAGAACCATCTCGAATTGCGGGCCCCAGCCCTGGATGTGGCTCTGCACCACGAGGATGCGGCCGGTCGAGATGCTGTAGCGGTAGGAAATTAGCACGCCGAGGTTGTTGTCTCCGGCGGCAAAGCCATAGACGCCCGCGGCGACGTTGTATTGGCCTGTGGCGGGAACGCCGGTAACGCGCGAGAACGCCTGGTGCGTCGCGGTATAGATCACGCCCATATCCTGGGTGAAGGTCGAGTGGAACGTGACATCGATGACCGAGCCGTTGATGGTCCAAGCCTCCTGAACCAATGGCACGCCGCCGCCCGGACCGGTGCCGGCCGAGTTCGAACCGGCCGAAATCGTGTCGCCGAAGTAGAGGTTGTTGAACGCATCGATCGAGAAGCGGCCATATCCGGCTTTCCAGGTGATTTTCTTGTCGGAAATCGCCGCGTCGTCGGGAAACTGCAAGTTGCCTCGCAGTTCCTTAATGGTCGCGTCGATCGTGATGTCCACGTCTTGGAGCGTCGCGAACCAGACCGGCGAAGTTGGCGTGCCTGGCGTGCCGCCCGAGAAAGTCCCGGGCACGGCAAACAGCTGTCCACTTCCAAAAAATATTCTCATCTAAGTCCTCCATTACTTCTCATGCATCGACCCTCTCGGCGTATTCGCGCCACTTGCGGCGGATGTCCGCGTAAAGGTCCTGCGCGTCGTCATCGGGGATTGCAAAGCACTCCGCGAGCGCCATGACCACTTCTCTCGACCGGTATTGTTTTCGGGGATTTTTGTGGCACCAGACGCAGAACTTGGCGATCCCGGCCTCGATGCGCGCGTTTTCTTCTTCCGTCATTTCGTCGATCCCGGCTGGACGTAGGCGGGAATCGGTTGCGCCAGAAGAGTGTCGGCGCCGACAGGATAATTTGCGACGGCGGCGTTTACTGTCGGAACGCGATAGTCCGGTTGCTGGACGTTGCCGGAAGGGGCCGGACCGGAAATGTTCATGGGATTTTTGAGACTCATAACGCCTCCTTCAGAGATATTTGGCGCCGACAGGATAGCTCGCGACGTGCGGATCGACCGCGGGAGTGCGGTAATCCGGCTGCGTTGCGTTCGGGGGAGCGTTTGGGCCGGTGATTGCGAATCGATTGCCCAGGGGATCCTGCAAGCTCGTCACATTGGCCGTGGGAACGCGATAGTCCGGTTGAGTGGCGTTACCTGCCCATGCTGGGCCGGTGATGCCCATGGGATTCTGCTTGCTCACGTTCACACCCTGTTAAACAAACTGGCGCTGGCGCGCTGCCAGGTCTCGCGCGAGGGCTTCGCATAGGCAGCCCGCAGATTTTGGATGATGTTGAGCATCTTCTCCGGCAGGCCCTTGCGCTTTTCGGCTTGCGCGAGGAACTCCTCAAAAGTCGATGGCCTGCTGCCGCGATCAACTGGTGCCGATTTCACAAGCGGCGCCGCACTGAAAATTTCTTCACCGCTCCTGGTCCTAAGAAGCGGAGGCTCGTCGCGGATGTCGGGTACTTGTCCGATGACCGTGGCGACGGTGGGATCGAGCTCCGCCCTGGCGAGCTTGTCGGCGGATTTGAGAAGCTCGCTCGCAAGCGTTGGTCCAGCGGCTTTGACGAGATCCGGATGCATGTTGTCCATCGCCGCGGCCCGGGCCTTCGCGATGGCATCTTCGCCGCCGGCCCGCGCGGTTTTCCAAAAAGTCTGATAGCCTTCCTCGTTCGCATAGCTGATCGGCGATTCCTCGATATGGCTCGTGGCCGACGCGGGCGCCATGTTCTGCTTCCAGTTCGGCCCGTCTAGGCTCGTCGATTCGGGCAAGTGGTCTCGACCGAACAAGATTCCGGCCTGCGTCTGGTGCAGCAGCTCGTTGCTCATGATCGCTCCTGTCCTAAAAAGCGCCTCAGGGCCATCACCGCGTCGGAATGCGCTTTCAGTTTATCGCCCCGCAGCTGGTGAGCGGCAGCCCAAAGCGTCTTGCGGCGGCTCCATTCGACGGCGGCTTTGTTCATCGCGTCGAGCTCGGCCTGTTCCTTGGCGTCGGCCTCGGCGCGTTCCCGGTCGGCTTCGGCCACGATTTGGCGGAGCTCGTTCTCGCGTGTGAGGGTTTCCACGAGAGGTACTCTTATCAAAAAAAGTGATATGTCAGCCAGCGGAAATTTCAAAACTTAGCGGGCCTGCGGGAGAAAGAATACAAGCATGCGCCAATGTCCCAGACCGTGTCCCAAAACGTGTCCCACAGGTGCTCAAAAGGCCCGCCAAAACCCGCCAGATGTCCGGCTAAACACCAGAAAACACACGGCACCCGCTGATGATCGCTTATCTGTCACGGCAGAGGTCGCGAGTTCGAGTCTCGTCGTCCCCGCCATTTCTAATCAAGCACTTGCGCCTGTGGAAGAATT